CCGGTTGAAGCTTTAACTCTTCCGTTACTCCTGCATATTGTCCAAGCATATTAAATACACCCTCAATTTGCATTTGCTTATAACGTACATAGGTATTGTTAAATATCTCGTAGCTATCTCTTAATTGTTGTCTGTTTCCTAATTGACCAGGAACGGCAATACCAAACAAGTCAGGACTTGTAATTTGGTGTCCGCTAAAAATGTTAGTTTGTATTAACTCGTCTACTCTACCGAAGTCCTCTTTAGTTAGATCACTTGCACCCAAATCATCTACAATAGGCTTACGGGTTAAATCGTTTACAAAAGCAAGTAAATACTTCTTGCCGTCTGCACCCGTATACATATTGTCAAATTGTCTACTAACAAGTCGCTTCTCTTCAGGGCTTGGTTCTCCGTTTGGTAAAGTAATAAGTTTACTTGCAGAAAAGCCTGTTTGTGCATTACCTAAAACGTGCTTACTAACTTCAACATCACTTTCGATGTAATTCAAAGCACCAAAATAACCAGGAAGGCTATATACGTTCATTCCTGGGCGATACTCCTTTACATAAAGTATCTGCACACCTTGTGGGTTAGCAGGGTTAAACGCATTGTATATCTCAGCTTTTTCTTGGTTTCGTGTAAGCTTCCAATCTTCTTTATACCAAAACTGCGTATTGTCTTTGTTGGTTCTAATCTTTGTATAATCACAATGCCACAACTCCGCTACTTGACCGCCCATTACACTCCAAATAACTTGGATATAAGCACCGCCAAATAGTTCTAAATCTAAAGTAACCTTTTTAGTAAGGTCATTTAAGGTTTCCTCTCTATTAACCTTTTGAACAATCGCCTCTTCTCCTGCCCAACCATTGCCGACAATGTAATTCACTTTGCCTCTAATGATAGCATTGTGCTTTGCAGATTTGTTAAATAGGTCTAATAGGTATTGCGGATAGTCATTGTTTTGACCATACTGCATATACCCTTCGCCTTTTTTCTCTTTATATTCAGGCTGCTTTGCTTCCGCAAATGTCAATACTTGTATTTCCATTATTGTCTAATTGTGAATGTGCTTGTTGTTTCGTATTCTGTGAATGATATAGTTGTACCCTCAAGTTCCATTATGCCTGTTTCAAGCAAGTTTAAGCCCGTAGGGTTTAGGTTTGAAGGACTTGCTTGTTCGTAAACCGAGTAAGTGTATTGCCCGTTTAAAGATGTATTAAAGTAGCTATTAACTACAATGCTAAACTCGTTGTACCTTTCCTTGTAAGCACTTATGTCCGTATTGTTTAGCTTAACAAATTTGATGTCCGTATTTGTGCTTCTATTCTCAAAAATGAATAAATAGTTAGGGCTTGTTAAAAGCTGCTTCTCAGTCAAGGTAAGTATTATGTTTTGGGTTTGCCCCTTAGTTAATCTTATCACAACTATAAATATAAACTATTGCGATTGTTTGCAAAATAAAAAACCCCCGCCTAATTAAAGACGAGGGCATCTATATACAAAACCAAAACAACCTAAGAACCTGCGGTAGTTAATTGACCTGCAACAGTAGAGTTAACTTCTGGAGCAAGGGCAGCTTCCGCACCTGTGAAGGTTAAAGTGTAACCACTTCTATCGCCTTCTGCCGTTCCTGTACCTGCGTTACCGCCTGTAAGGTCTAAGCCTCTTTGTTTTCCTAAGTACCAGTATTTGCCATTGTTATCTTTGGCAACTGCTACTAAAGTGTTTTGAGCCAACAACAAGATTTCGTTTCTTGTGTTCGCCTGTAATTTGTTTAATACGATAGTCAATTCAGGAGCGTAGAAGATAGTTCCGTTTTGTACGTTTGCATTAACATTCTCAACTAATTGAGAAGTGCCTTTTACAAGTTCGTACTTAAAGAACTTCTTACCAGATGCTTTTACTAAAGCGGTGATTACACCACTTGCTTCTGTTGTAGAAGTTACATCTGAGGCTGCCATAAAATAAACTTCGGTTATACCACCTAAACTGTCTTTGCAGTCAAGGGTATAATTTTGAGTTAAAGCACAAGCCATTGTTATTGAATTAAATTAGTTTGAAAAAATGGGTAGGTATATTTCAACCTACCCTATAAATTATGCAAGGATAAACTTCACTACTTCGTCAGGGAAGGCGATGTTTACACCCATCTTAAACTCAGATACGAAACGTACTTGGTCAGCTTCTTTAGCATAGAAAATTTCAAACTTCTCTTCTTCGTTCAATAAGTCAGTACCTAAGAACATATTGCTTAAACGCATAGCGTAAACTTTGTTAGTTCCGTTAAGACCTGCAACTGCAATTACTTTAATTGTAGTACCAGGAAGTACAAATTCGCTATCAGCTTTCACATCAATTTGGTAATTGAAGCTACCGCTATTTTTAAGAGCAACAGTGTAAGTTCTAAATAAATCTTGACCGCAGAAGATAGTCATATCATCAGCAGCTACAACTTTTGCAGGAATTGCTTGGTAAACACCATCAAAGATGCTAATTACGTTAGCAGCAGTAATAGAGCTTAAAGGCGCACCACTAATAAAAGTAGAAGCATTTGCAGCAACAACACCTGAAGCAGCACCGATTAACTTAACAAGACCATCGAAGCGGTTAAGGTTAACATTAACACTTGTAGTGTCGCCAGTCCATAGCGCAGTTTCTAATTGTGCAGCGATTGTCTTAGCTTTCTTTTCAGAATACTCTTGCTCGAAAGGTACGCTATCGTACATAGAGCCAGTAGGTAAAGCTTTTTGTAAATACTTAGCTTCAAGGTCTTTAGGACAAAGAGCTTCGTTTACTTTAATTTTACCAGGAGTTACAGTACGTTGAGTAAAGGTAGTAGAACCAGAAGCATTAAAGCCACAAGAAGCACCATCTTGGAAGATAGCGTCAGTTTCCATAATGTTGATTTTTTCGCTTGACTTTACGCCAACCATAACGTTACCTGCGCTCTTAATAAGAGAAGCAGTTTTTGCACCCAATACAGATGAAGTTACAAGTAGAGCTTCGTTTTCTTTTGTATAGTTTGCTAATGCAGATACATCAAATCCCATTTTATTTTATTTTTATTTGTTTAATAAAGCGTTTCTAAATTTTTCAATCCTATCGTACTTCATTGAGTGAGTAGTTACGTTAGAACCGAAGTTGTTTTTTGGCTGCGCAATAGGTTCAGCGTTAGGTGTCTTAGTAAGTGCTTCTATTAACTCAGCTACTTGACTAAAGCCATTCTTAACTTTTGCCTCTAATTGTGCTACTTGTGTTTTAAGACCTTCGTTTTCAGCTACTAAGTTTGCGATTTCGTCAGCCATTTTCTCATCCATCTTTTTACCCATTTCAGCAGGAGTTTCGTCAGCGATTTCCGCTTCTGCTTCTGGAGTTTCGATAGAAATAATCTTAGCGTTCTCGTCTAACTCGATTTGAGTTCCGTCTGCTAATTGGTGTTTGCCAGTTGGAGCAGGTGTTCCGTCAGCTAAAGTAACTACACCGCCAATAGCTAATTCGCTAATCATAACCTTTGTTCCGTCCATAAGGCTATATTCTGCGAATGTAACAGGTACTTCCTCGATAGGTGCTTCAATAGGAGCAGGTGCTTCTACTTGTGGCATATCTTCGAACAAAGCCCTAATTTGCATAATTGCATCTTTTGCGTTCATCATTCTTTTTGTTTAAATATTAATAAAAGATTTTGTTTATCATTTAACCCGTTGCAATATTTCCTTTATTGCATTCATAAGTTCTTGTTCTTTGCTTGGCTTTGTCTTGTAGGTAAACAACCCCTCAACGCTAAAGCCTTTGAATTTACCCTCTTTTACATCGTTCCACACGCCTTCATTGTCTACTTTGAAAGAACCAAACCAAGACCCGTCAGGTGCATCTTCAAACCCTTTCATAGGTAATATTCCACGGCTTTCGTCTGTAATAAAGCTTTCAAACATAGTAACCCCTTCTACCTGAGCATTAGGGGAGTGCATTAAGTTTACGTTTGACTGATAGCCTCTTTTGAAAAATTTTTGCGCAATCTTAAAAATAGTATCTTTACTAAAGACCACATAATAATCGCCGTAAGTAGCATCGCTGCGAAAGATAGGTACATCAGCCAACATAAGAGGTCCAGAAATAATACGCTTATCTTCGCTAACCACTTCAAATCGTTGTTGGTTTTTAAAGGCATTCCAATTCTTTTGAATAGCAGGTCTGTCTACGAGTGCCACATAATCCACCTCGGCATCGTCATTCATATCCTCGCTAATGTCTAATAAATAAACAGGTAAGTCCATAATCTTAAATATTAAGGGTTTTAAATTGTTATCATTTAACCAAACCTGGCTCTTTGCTGAATAGCTGCAATCCTTTGTTGGTTACTTGTTACATCGTTCTCAACAACGTAAGCCCTTACGGCTTGGTTGCCTATTGCGTTAATTGTTTGGTTACTTAGGTTTGTAGTAGCTGCTTGTGGTTGTGGTGGTGTTATTGGTGCTGCCGAACTTATACTCGGTGCAGTTGCTCCACCGCCTACATTACCAGTTCCCTTTGCAGAAGGTATATTAGTGCTGATAATCTTCTTAACGTTTACCAATCCTGCTGCAACTGTGGCTGCTGCTGCAATCGCTCCGAATGGTGGGGGATAAGCACCTAAAGCTTTGGTCGCACCTTCGTAAGTAGACATAACCGCTTTGGCTACTGCGATAGCTTTACCTGCAACGCTATTTTGATCTATAAGTCCTGCAACTGCATCAAGGGCTGCCATTGCTCCTTGCTTTTGCAATTCAAGTTCCTTTAGTTTATCATCAGTTTTTTGCTTTTCAATTTGCTTTTCGGTATTTGCTGCATTTTGTTGCGTTTGAATAGCCTGTAAAGTAAAGTTAGTTGTGGTAGACATAACCTTCATTTGACCTGCTATCCTTTCATTATCTACCGCTTCTTGTTCTTTTTTAGCTTTATCCTTTGCATCTTTTTCGTCTTGTGCAACTTGCTTTTGGCTTACTAAGTTATCTTGTTGTAATAACTTCCTTCTATCTTGTTGGTTCTTTAATAACTCCTGAGAAAATTGTTTATCTTCTGCTAATTTCTTATCGGCTTCTGCTTTACGTTTTGCAGCAGCTTCTTTATTAGCATCGTCAGAAGCTTTAGCTGCATCTTTCAATCCGTCATTAATACGCTTTTGTTCCTGGGCATCTAAAACGGCTTGTTCGGTTTTTAAATCTCTAAACTTCTTAAGTTCCTCATCAGTTAGCCCTTCTTTAGTTTTTAGCTTTGCCCTTAAAAAGTTAAGTTCTGCTTCGCCTTGTTGTTTAGATAATTCGTATATCTCCTTCTCCTTTCCACCTTGTGCAGTAAGCACTTTAATTCGTGCCTCGATACCTTCATTACCACGCTTAGTTGTTTTCTCTAAGGAAGCCAAAGCACGTTCTGCTTGTGATGTAACACCTACAAAGTCCGTAACTTTTGTAATGATATTGCTAAAGAACGTTCCAACTTGTGCAAGTCCTGGCACTAAATTTAAAACTGCCTTTTTTACTTTGTCAAAGTTAGCAGCTACTAACCCAATTCCGATTGCTAAAGCACCAATACCCGTTGCGATTAAAGCACCACGCAAAGTAGAAAATGCACTAACTACCTGCGTTTTAATAACTGTACCTAACTGCTTAAAACTATCTATGCTTTCCCCTACTGCTTGTAAGCCTTGCGATAAAGCCATAGCAGAATTTACTTTAAGTAAAGTTTTCTGCAAGTCCTCGTTCTCCTTACCAAATAAAGCAGTTGCACCTTGTAAAGCACTAAAGCCACCGGCTACACCACTAAGCGATGCAGTTAAGGCTTTGAACTTAGCATCTGGATTGAAGGCATCAATTAAACTTTTTGCATCTCCGATTTGGTCTTTAAGTTCTGCTGCCCTCTTTGCTGCGTTTACGGCTTCCTTGCTACTTGCTCCAAACTGCTCGGATAGTTTTGTTACCTCAGCCGTTGCTTCTCTTAGCTGCGCTTTTAACGAGCCTAAAGCTTGGTCTTGGTTACCTCCGACTGTTATATTTATACCTACGTTCTCTTGTGCCATTAGTATGAAGTTTCTATTACTTTAAGGAATGATAATTTAGTAGTATTGTATTCCATTGGGTTAAAGTTCTCGACTTTATTAAGCCTAAACAATACCCCGTCTATAAATACATACTTACTAAAATCTAAATTGAAAATGTCTATAATATCCAATAAACCAAAACACGTTAATAGCTTACTATCCTTGCTTGTTATTTCAGCAATGTAAGGACTATGAAAGGCATTGAATACGTTTGTGCTTGGGTAACTATTAGGACTAAATTGTAGTTCTTTAGGTGCGCCAAAGTTTATGTCATTGGTAGGGTTAATAGGGTCGTCTAAATGCCCTGCGTAACCATAGCTTGTATAAGTAGCCAAATTAGTAGTTGTGTTCATAATGTTCCAACTTGCTACACCCGTAATCTTTTTGGTTTGCATTATACGAATAATGCTATCCATTCTATCTTCTGCGCTATTTGTGTTTGACTTCTTGTAAATAGCAGGGAATACTTTGTCTTGTCCTGTTTGCTGAAACAATACAGATGCAGCAAATATAACTTCTAAAGTGTCGGTTTCTTTTACGAAATCAAACTCGGTATCATAAATAAAATCGCCATAGCCTTCGGTATACTTCTTGCGGTAGTTTTCCCCGTAGAAGTCATTGTCAGCCTTGAACTTATAGTTATAGTAACGAGCATTAATCTCGCTCATTGGCTTTATGCTTATAGGTTTTGCCCTATCTACTTTGTTAGTCCAATCTTCTGCATTAGCCGATACTTCAGGATAAAAATCCACATACGGACTAATAACCAGTTCCTTGTCGTTAAACTTATTCTCATAGACGTAAAGGTTAAACATCTTAACAATGCTTAAAAAGAAATCAGTTTGAAATATACCTTTTGGGATTGTATCGTTTACCTTAATTGTTTCTCCTAAGTTTACCTGCACTTGTGTAGGTGTGCTTGTAGTTACACCTATCTCGCCTAAAGTTATATCCAGGATAATTCCGTTACCTAATATCTCAACTTGCATTGTGTCAGTATTAGCAAAGGTTACTCCGCTAACAGTGAACTCGCAATTCATAAAATTACTTACACTTGCATCAAAATCTTGTCTCCCTATTTCTGCGTTATTCTTTTTAAGTATAACAGAATAGTTTGGCAATGGTGGAT